AAGCTGCGGCGAAAGGGTAGGAATTGCGCTTAGTCTAATATCTGCTAAAATGCAATAATCAATTAAAGGTGATTACATGAAAACTACAGTTAAGAAGCCAAGCAAGAAGAAGCCAAGCAAAAAAAGTCCAGCTAAAAAGAAAATAGCTGGTGTTGGTGGTGATGGCAGTAAAGGGCGTAAACCGTATGCTTAGCTTAATTTTATTATCACTGGTCGCTGTAGTTAATTTTATTTGTGGATGGTCGCATAGACTGCTTTGCTCTACAGCTTTAATTATACCTTTCTTGCTGCATTGGTTATTCCTATCTAATCTTGGTGGTGAGTACTTCACAATGGAGCAGGCTTATATTTACTATGTTGGCTCTATGGGGTTATCAATGCTTACAATCGGCTTGCTTGGGTTGATTAAAGGCATTGAGAAAACAAGCACTCACTCACAAATGGTGGTTCATCTTCAATTCATATCTTTGTTATTCCTAATTGCGAACTTTTCCGGCTTCTTTCTTTGGTACTCATATTTGCCAGTCGATGTGTATCAATCCCTATGTGTTATCCTTTCACTATTAGAGGTCGCTAGGCTACTAATAAAAACAGATGGCGACAAAAAAGATGGAATTGATAGCCGTGGCAATAATTGGCTTGTTAATGCTAGCCAGCGCCGTATGGGTAGTAATAGGGAACGCTTATGAGCGAAGCAATCAGACCAGTAGTAGAGCACGCAATAGCAAGCCCAAAGGTGGCGGCAGTAGTCGCTAGTGCTTCTATGGGTATAGGTGTTAGCTCTACGGTTGATTTAATACAAGGGGTTCTAGCTATCGTTGCAACGCTTTGTAGTATTGTATTAACGTCAATCTTAATCTATAAGAATTTAACTCAAAGAAATAAATAAACGGTTTTCCGGCGCGCCTCAGGTCGGACAAAACCCCTGTGAATTCTGAGGCAACCTAAAGGCTATTAAGCCTTTTTTGGGGTTTTTAGAAGTAAATACGAGCGAGATACGGGAATGCCTGAATTTTCAGAAGAAAGACAGCCAGAAAAACGAAGAGGCAGAAGCACTAAAAATAAAATACTTGATGCAATTAAAAGCGAGACTGTCAAAGATCTTGTTGGATTGCATGGGGAGCCTACACGCGAAGAGGCAGAGAACGCCTTTTTTTCTCATATAGCCAAGCGCGCATTCAATATAGACGACAAAGACTCAGGGCAAATGCTTAAAGTCTTAGCAGATAAAGGCTGGTCCAGTGTTAAGCCTACTATGGAAAGGGTGGAGTTTGAATTCGACTCTAACGCAACGCCAGATAAGCAAGCGTCTCAAGTATTAGAGGCGGCTAGTAAAGGATTGATATCACCTGATATTGCAAACATGTTTATAGACTCGATAGCTAAGATGCTTAAGATTGATGAGATCACTATTATCAAGCAGCGACTAGAAGCAATTGAAAAGGCATTAGATGAACGCAATTCTAAAGAAGCTTGATCAATTAGAGTCCATCGTTGTTACTTCTACTGGTAACGGCATTTCAACGCCATTCGGTTTATATGAGCCATCGGAGAATGGTCCTAAATTAGTAAAGACAATAAAGCACCAAAACGGCAAGTGGATTGAAACGGATGAAAATCCACGCGCCTCTATTCCTATTAAGCTTGAGCCTGTATTAACTAGACCTAAGCGATTTATCATTATCATAGGTGGTCGTGGTTCAGGTAAGTCCCAGACAGTAGGTCAAATATGTGTAGTTGATATGCATGACCGAGGCATTAAGACTGCGTGCTTTCGTGAATTCCAAAACTCTATTGATGATTCAGTGCAAAGCCTATTAGCTAATCAGATTAGAAAGATTGGTCTAGATGGGTTTAGCTTTACAAATACATCAGTTAAATCTAGTAATGGTGCTGAGGCTAAATTTAAAGGCTTGGCCCGTAATCCTGATTCTATGAAGTCAATGGATGGGTTTAAGCGGTTTTGGACTGAGGAGGCTCAGGCTACGTCAGAGAATAGTTTAAAGTTACTAACTCCGACCATGCGTGAAGAAGGCGGCTCAATGATCTTTACTGCCAACCCCGCATCAAGTGAAGACCCTTTTTCTAAGCGATTCATAACGCCATTTAGAGAGGTTCTAGATAGAGATGGCATCTATGAAGACGAGCTTCATTTAATTATTGATATGAACTACACGGATAATCCATGGTTTCCCAATGACTTAGATCAAGAGCGAAAATGGGACCATGCAAACCTACCTAGGGCTTTATATGATCATATCTGGATGGGGCAATTTAATGACTCTATCCCTAACGGTTTGATTATGTCCGAATGGTTCGATGCCTGTATTGATGCCCATGAAAAGCTCGGATTTAAAGCAAGGGGTATTAAGAAGGTTACACATGACCCGTCAGATCAAGGTCCTGACCCTAAAGCAATTTCATTAAGGCATGGTAATGTTATTGAACAGGTTGAAGAGCGTGAAGACCTAGACGTAAACGAGGGCATGGATTGGGCGACTGATTACGCAGTGCAGAACAACGCGGACCAGTTCGAGTATGATGTGGGCGGCATGGGTGCGGGATTAAAGCGCCAAGCTAATACTAACCTAGACGGCACTCATGTTGATGTTTACCAGTTTAACGGGGCTTCAAGTCCTGATATGGCTGATGCAATCTACCAGCCTGCCATTGGTGAAAACTCCCAGCAGCAAAAAACAAACAAAGAAGTATTTAGAAACCTAAGAGCGCAATGTTACGCATCTTTACGAGATAGGGTTTATTTAACATACAGGGCAATAGTTCATGGTGAAATATGCGACCCTGAATTACTGATTAGCTTTAGTTCCAACATTAAACACATAGGCAAGCTTAGATCTGAGTTGTGCCGCATCCCTATCAAACCAAACGGCTCAGGCTTGTTTGAGTTGTACACTAAAGATACAATGCGCAGTAAGTTTAAATTGTCAAGTCCCAACCTATCCGATTGTGTTATGATGAGCGAAAGAATTCACATAAAACAAACGGTCGTACAGGACGTTAGCCACCTACATATTGGCACTAGAAATCATTGGTGAGTAAATGAAAACAACACAAGAAATCTTAATAGATTTTAACGATGCATTAGGCTCAAGCAATGAAGTCAATGAGCAGTGCCTAAAGGATAATGAGTTTGCCAAGATAGCAGGCGCTCAATGGGCTGGAAGTGATAGAGAACAGTTTAAGAATAAGCCTAAGCCTGAGAATAACAAGCTATTCAAAAACATAAACCGATTGCTTGGCCAGTATCAGCGCATGGAAATGAATGCGCGTATTGCTAGTGCTAGTGAAGAAGCAACGGACGAGGATGCTGATCTATTGCAGGGTCGCTGGCGTAACGATTTCAATATGTCGGATGGCGTAGAGGCTCTAAATAATGCAGCGGATGAGGCGTTCTTTGGTGGCTTTGGTGCTGTTAAGTTAGTTGCTAAGTACGAAGATGAGGAAAACCCCAAACCTGAAAACCAGTATTTATGTATTGAGCCTATTTATTCAGCCCCTAGTTCGGTTGTGTATAGTGCGGGCGCTATTCGTAAAGATAAGCAAGATGCTAACCAAGCATGGCATTTAGTACGAGTTAATCGTAAAGCCACAGAAGAAGCTTACGGCGTTGACTTCTCTTCATTCCCAGAAGCCACCAGCAATGTATTCTTTAATTGGCTAGGTGATACCACCAAAGATGTTTATGTTGCTCATTACTATGAAGTAATTGAAAAGACCATTAATGAGTTCAAGTTCATTATTAACGATGTAGAGTTGATCATTACTACTGGCGATGGCATTAAAGACCAAATGGGTAACAAGATTACCCGTGATGAACTGGCAGAACTAAAAGAAGCTTTAGAGTACGAGCAATCACAGCGTAAAATTAAATACGTTGAATATGCGCTGATGTCCGGTGATAAGTTTTTAATTAAACCTACTCGCACACCGTTCAAGTCTATCCCTATTATCCCTCAATACGGCTACCACACTGTTATTAATGGTGTTGAGTACTACTGCGGTGAAGTATGCCGCCAGCGTGACAATCAGCGTTTTGAAAACATGGGCTTTGGTGCGCTTATGGAGATCATGGCGCAGAACCAAAAAGAAATCCCAGAATATACGCCTGAGCAAATTAATCGACACGCACCCTTTCACGCTAACAAAGACTTGGATAATCCAGCTTACTTATTGTCTGACCCTGTAAAAGATGCTAACGGCAACCCTATACATTTCGGGCCTATTGGTAAACACATGCCGCCACAGATTGGATCAGGTCTAGCCAGTGCATTACAGTACCTTGGCCAGAACATAGCAGAGCAAGCTGGAACAGGTCAAAGTACATTGCCAAGCAATACGGCTGCATCAGCTATTCAGCAGGTTAATGAGCGTCAAGACGATGCTTTCCAGCCACTATTCCAGAATTCAGTTCAAACAATCAAAGCAGCTTGTAAAGTCTGGTTGCCAGCAGCTCAGAAAATATACTTTTCTGGTTCTCGATCTATTCGTATTCAAGGCCCTGATCAATCATACAGCCAAGTTAAAACTTTAGAGTACGCATTAACACCAGAAGGTTATGGCCCATATAAGAATGCAGCCCGTGGCAAATATGATGTAACTGTTAAAGTTGGTGAGTCTCATAAATCAGTGAAAGAAGCAGAAGCAGCGGCGGCGCGTGAATTACTTCAATACACCGATACCGCAACCCCAATGGGGCAGGCTGTCTTAATGTCAGCCATTCAAGCCACTACAGGTGAGGGCATGGCATCGGTTCGCAAGATGGCGCGCTTTAATGAGATTAAGGTGATGTTAATGGAAGGCATTGACCCTGATATTAAAAACGATGAAGAGCAGGCCTTTGCACAGCGTACCATTCAGCAAATGCAAGCAGCTCAACAGAATCAGCAAAACCCACAAGTTATGCTGGCTCAAGCAGAAGCACAGGCCCGAATGATGGAAGGTCAAGCAGCTATCCAGAATGAAGTTAATGACGCTAAGAAGAATGAGATAGAAGTGGCCAAACTACAACTTAAAGACAAAGAGCTGAATATTAAAGCTGTCGAGGCA